AGGCTTGGGCGACAGCGAGGCACGCGCTGCCTCCAAGTTTTCCTTCGGGAAGATGATTAAAGAAGCTGCACAGGGCCGTTTGACTGGCGTTGAAGCAGAGATGAACCAAGAAGGACGGAGCGAGTTCTCCAACGGCAAAGTAAATGTCGCTGGTGGCATCTGCATCCCTTCTTTCATCGTTAACCGTGCTGGTGAAGCCCTCGGTGTGGGTGCTGACGCAACCAATGTTTTGGCTAACTTTGGTGGTACAATTGGTACTAACGACAATGGTCTTGTTGAGGCTTTTGCCCCCAACGATATCGCGTCTCAGTTGGGCGTTCGTAACTTGACGAACTTGACTGGTGATGTAGTTTTCCAAGTTCAAGGCACTAAGATGACTGCTGGCAAGCCAGCTGAAGGTGTTGACCAAGCATCTGCAAACGTAGCTTTTAGCCCTGTTACCCTCGCTCCTGTTCGTTACAGCGCACACACGAAAGTTACCGACCAGATGTTGGCGCAGTCAGCTCAGGACATGGGTGCTTTCCTTGCTATGGATATCCGCCGTGCTATCGACAAGAAGTTCAACGATGACATTGTAGCTGCTATTCGCGCCGCCGCTGATGACAACGCAACTGTAGCTGGCACTTTGGATAACTATAATTCAGCTACAAAAAACCCAATGCACCTTGAGGAATACTTGCTCGGTCGTGATGTGGATTTGGCTGGCATTGTTACCTTGTCTGGAACGGCTGCTTACAGAGTTTTCCGTCAGTTGAGCCACGATGCAGGTAGTGGATTGCTGTTTGCTCAGAGCCCTCTGGAGCGCCGCAACGTGATTGGTTACCCAACAGTGATCTCTTCTTCTGTTGCTTCTGATGAGTTCTTTATGTTCCACAGAGAGCAATTGGTGAGTGGCACTTGGGGCGGATTAAACTTGATCATTGATCCTTACAGCGATGCCGACCATGGCGTTACTCGTATCGTAGCTAACGTGTACCGTGATGTCAAGGCGCTTCAAACTGCCGCATTCGACGGTCTCGACGCTGTTCAATAATAATAATCGGTATTAGACTTATACCTTGGGGCCGGGGAGGGGGTACTGCGAGAGCAGTGAACCTCCTCCCCCTCTTTTTTAAATCAAATGGCACAGATTAGAATCACAAACAATTACGTAGACGGAACACAGCTTGTGTCTCTCGCCGACATGAAAGATCACTTGAGAGTCAGCGGTACTGAAGAGGATGATTTGATCAAGGCTTACATGGATGCCGCATCCGATTACATGTCGTCTGTTGCCGGAAGAACCTTTAAGTACAGTGGAGGCGAAGCCAACGTGTACTTATACATGTCAAAGGGTGAGCTGTACGGAACGGTACGCAAGGCCGATGACATTACTTTGTATCAAGCTAGATACAAGAACGATGCTGGTGGGTACAGCATTATGGATGCTGCTGACTATGTAGTAAACACCGAGACCTACCCAGCCACCTTTAAAATTAAGAACGTACCTGATGACATCGCTGATGATGATACTGATGCGATATATCGTATTTGGTTCAAAGGTGGAGAGGACGTTACGTTGCTACCCAAGCAGTTTAAGATCGCTATGATGCTGTTGGTATCACACTACTACACCAACCGCGAAGCTGAATATGTGGGTGGTATCACCACAGAGCTAAAAGAAGGTGTCAAGCGTTTGTTGAACACCGTAAAAAAGTTCTGATTTGAAGAAGAGCATCGGCGCAGGTCAGATGGACCGCAAGGTAAGCTTTGGTCGTGTTTTCACAGAAATAGACTCCGACACGGGATCTAAGTCTTCTAGGTTTATGTATACTAGAAGCAACGTGTGGGCTAAGGTGGATTTCTTTGGTACACCTTCTGCTGGTGCTTCTGAGGATATGATCAACGACCAGAAGACTGGTAAAATCAAAATTGAGATCTACGTAAGATTTTTTGCTGACATCAAGTTTGAGGATTTTGTTGTATTTAAAGGTAGATACTACGAGGTATATTCCATTCAGATGGTAAACAATCGCGAGTATCTTGTTTTGAGAGCCGAATGGCGTGACGATTACGAACCACTAGCATAACGATATGAACAGGCCAACAGGATCAGGATCTCTAAACCAAAAAATCAGCATTGTAGACAGGCAAAGTTTGCTTGACGATACAAATGGTTCTAAGGTTTTTAATGATGATACGGTCATTGCTAAAAAGGTTTGGTGTAACGTAAAGTATATCGGCACACCTTCTGCTGGTGCTTCCGAGGACAGGGAGGAATTGCAGCGCACAGGTAAGGTCAAGATTGAGGCTAAGATGCGTTACCGTGAAGACATCAAGCACGATGACGTTGTGGTATTTATGGGCGGCTTGTTTGACATCTATTCCATTCAGGAGCGGGGCAGGGATGAGTTCATTGTAATCCGTGCTGAGTCTCGCGACGACGACACTTATCAGATCGCAATTGCTGACGAGCAGTCGGAACAGTTTTACTTAGAGTACCCATATGGAGTAGAAGACCCCGCCGCCACTGAAGATGGTGCTACTAGGTTGTTAAGTGGTGCATTGATAAGATATGACGACACCATATCCCCTATATATATAGAAACATCTGAAATAGATGACGCATCACTTCCATTTAACAGTAGTGATTTTTATATAGAGCTACCTATAGAATGGTTCAACGACTATACTAAATCAGGACTCATCAATGGTGATCTGAATGACCTAGCTGTTCCTGCTTATGTAGACGATAATACAGCAACGCTTCATGATATATGGCCGGATGAGTCAGTATACAATACTTTCAACGGCATTAATGTGCTTGCCCAAACTGGCAGAAAAAGAGGAGGTATACGAATCCCAATGCCAAACAGCTCATCGGGAGAGAGCCCATGTAGTATAAGTTTTGATTTAAAAATCAATCCTACATATAGATGCTCGCTGCCTATACCGTATCAATTGATAGATGTTTCATCTATACCATATGAGGGTTTAAATAATTCCGCTTACCTGTCTAACCTTGATGACAAGATGGTATGCGCTACTTATAAGAAGTCATATTTAAATCCAATCGACTATACAGGTCAGGAGACAAATCCAAAACTAGCATACTATACACCCGTGATTGCTGTACGCCCATACATAGGAAGCAATCTATACAGAACTACTTATTACAATCCAAGTCCATTCGGATCATCGACAATTGATATTCAAATAGGGATAGGAAGGTTTTTTAGCAACACACTTGATCCTCAATATTTGGGTTATGCCACAATAAACGATGTACCTGTATTAAAAAGAGGTGACGTTCCTTGGGTTGACTTCAGATGGGGCGGAATACGTAGAAACTGCACGGCTGGTTCTGTTAAGCAATATGACTCTTTAAATGCTGATTTTACAAGAGACTTCTCTACACACCAGCTAGTCGATGATGGCTTATCGGTTTTAGATTATTGGGATGTAGAAATTGAGTCTGGCACGGTCACTGGAACCTCAAGGGTTTTATTAAGCCTCAGATATGGAAATAAGATGGGTGCTTTGCCTTATACTGTTACCGAGTCGGGCGGAACAACAGCAAGTTTCTATCCTGTCAACATGCATCACATAAATATTGCAGACGCATCCAACTCTACTGTAAGGGCTCAATTTTACCAACATTATACAGGTAGTGATTACGTTGCCACCGCGCCATCTGGTTGGGATTTAAGACGTGCCTTTGACACTACATTATATTTTGATGACTATGGCTTTTATAGATCCCCAAATGTGGCATTAGAGGATTTATATATTAGGATTAAAAACCCTCGTTTGATAGTTAACAAACTTAATCTTCCCGATGGATATCAAGATGGTGATGATTTGGTTTACGAGGAAGTAGAGTATAAGATTGATGGTTACGAAATAGATCCAATAACTGGCGGTTTTGTTTCTAGTTCCACAGCTCAAAATAACCACCTAAACCAATTCTATGTATACGATAACATTCCGAGTGAGGTAAGGGATGAAAAACAAGCTACATGTGTTTTCAAGTTTGACGTAGAATATAGGCTCAAGCATTTCGTTGAAGACGACTCATTGTTCATGTTCTCCACCAACGATCGCTCTTTTGTTTCTCCACCAGATTCAGATCAGTATTTTAGCACTATTCAAGTACAAGAGGAGGACACCGTTAACGAGTTTGTTCTACACGGAGGTATGGAAGCTCAAAATCTATTCCCTTTCACTGTTACTCACGAAGTAAAAGTTAGAGACGCAAATGGCTAACAGGATTACCATCAACATGAATGACCGTATGGCTCGCAAGAAGCTCGATAAGATGATCACATTCACTAAAGATCACGAGAAAGAGCTTCGTAAGATATTACGGGAGGCCGTTCAAATAGCCGCAAATGCCGTCAATGAAAGAATTTATTCTGGAGCTATAACACAGCGAACTGGTAAATTAGGCAAAGCCATGGGGGTTGGAACCTTTAAATCGGAACGTGGTGGGTATATTGGAGGTAAAGCAAGACCAAAAAAAGCATCTAGTAGAAATGGAGGTTGGAGAGTTCATTTTTTTGCTACACCAGCAGTTCAAATGAACAAGAAATACAGGTTTGATTTCCAGA